CTACTTTGAAGAACTTCAAGGCAAAAGTAAACCAAGACATCGAACGCAGTAAGGAGGAAAATGGCAGTAAGGTGGATAACTACTCACAGGTGGTTGATTCCAACCTTCCAAAATCTTTCAAACTAAACATCCCTCTTTTCAAAGGTTTTGCCTGTGAAGAGATAGAAGTCGAAATTTACGCTGATGTGGACGGTCGGGATGTTTCTTTATCTCTTGTGTCTGCCGGTGCGAATGAGGCCATCGAGGAATACAAAAATAAAGTCATTGATGAACAGTTGGATGCTATCAGGCAAATTGCACCGGACATCGTAATCATCGAAGTATAACTTTGTTAACCTGCCTGCTCTGTCTGTGAAGATATGGCGGGCAAACATGGAGAAGTGGCGGAATCAGTAGACGCACCACTCAATAATAGGAATGCCAACCTTAGATGTGGCGAGCTTGGCAACTCGTCCCAGTGCAAATCTGGGCTTCTCCACAAACTTGTATTGGAAAGGGGATATGAAAGTATTCAGTTGCAAATGGATATTTCCGTAATGCGCATACGGATAGTGTCCCCGAATGGAATAATGTGAGCCACACATAAATGGCAAGGGTTAGTGAATAATAGTTGTGCCCCGGAGAATACGCTTCGGGGCTTTTAATTAAAAAGATTATGGCAATAGATAAAATTAAAACAGTAGGTCAGCTTAGAAAGGTTATTGAAAATCTTTCCGATGATTACGAAATTGAGATGAGAGTTAGGCGCAAATTGTCGGATGATGAAGTAAAAGAGTTGCATAACAAATATGGTCGAATATATCCTTATCCATACGAAACCCAATATGTAGAACTTGAATTTGATGATGTAGGCGTATCCGACAAGGTATTATGTTTAGGAGTTGAACTAAAAGATAAATGATATGCCATACTACATAAAACGAACCAAAGCTAAGAAAAAAGACAAGCCTTTACCTCTGTTTGATAAAGCAGGGGTAACAGTAAAGAAAAAGCCGGATTATAAAAAGAAACTGGATGAAATTTTCTCAAAGTACATCCGTCTTAAATATGCAATGCCAAATGGAATGTGCCAATGCATCAGTTGTGGATCGTTTAAGCATTGGAAGGAGATACAAAACGGACACTATATGTCAAGACGATATACGTCAACCCGTTTTGATGAAGATAATTGCCGACCGCAATGCGTCTCTTGTAATATATTCAACCAAGGTAATGCGCAAATGTACAGACGAGGTCTTATCGATCAAATAGGAGAACAGCGTGTAGATATGGTTGAATACAGGGCAAAGAACACATCCAAGCATTATACGGATTTCGAGTATAAGGAATTAATTAAATACTACTCTGCCTTGGTGGAGAAGTTACGAAAGGAGAAAGGGATATGAAACTGATTAATGGAAAGGTATCTTGTACACAAAAAGAGCTACAAGAATTGAAAGATAGAGGATTTAATGTGAGCATGCACACTGAATATTATACCAATGGCATAGTTGCAAATGCTCATGGATTTTCTTTTGGTTTCTTTAATTGGTTAGATAATCTTGAATTCTTTATGAATTCTCAAGAAGTAGGATATTATTCCGATGCTTATCAAGTTAGATTGTTTATAAATTCCCAAGAAGATTTGGATAAGTGCTTAAATCTTATGGATGCGTTAGTTTCTATCAAACACTTAAAATCGGAATAGCTATGTTCAAACTACGTGATTACCAACAGAAAGCCTCTGATTCAGCCGTTTCTTTCTTCAACAACAAAGCGAAGAAAACAAATGCCATCATGGTATTACCCACGGGGTCGGGAAAGAGCCTTATCATAGCGGATATAGCACATAGACTAAATGACTATGTGCTTATTTTTTGTCCATCACGTGAAATTGTCGAGCAAAATTTCAAAAAACTATGTTCATACGGCATTCTCGACTGTAGCATCTATTCTGCTTCCTTCAACTCAAAGGAGATAAGCCGGATAACATTTGCTACCATCGGTTCTGTGAAAGCTCATCCCGAACTCTTTACTCACTTCAAAAACATCATTGTAGATGAATGTCATTTGGTAAACCCCAAAGAAGGAATGTATAAGGATTTCTTCGATGCGGTGAAGTGTAAGGTTCTTGGGCTGACAGCTACGCCTTATCGGTTATCATCCAGTCGTAATTTCGGTTCTATGCTGAAATTCATCACCCGGACAAAGCCTCATGTTTTTTCAGAGGTCATTTACCATGTACAGGTATCAACCCTATTAGATATGGGCTACTTGGCGAAGCTAAACTATTATCCGATGAATCCTTCAGGATGGAATGAACTTAACCTGAAAGTAAATACCACCGGTGCAGACTATACGGATAAATCAGTTCAACGAGAATATGAACGGATAGACTTCTACGGTTATCTCGTTCATATCGTCCAAAGACTGATGAATCCCAAAGCAGGTGGTAAGAGAAAAGGCATTTTAGTATTTACTCGGTTCTTGAAAGAAGCAGAGCGGTTGACCTATTCAATACCTGGTTGCGCTATTGTATCCGGTGATACTCCAAAAGCAACTCGTGAAATGATTCTCCAACATTTCAAAACTGGGGAAATACCAGTAGTGGCGAATGTCGGGGTATTGACTACGGGTTTTGATTATCCAGAACTTGACACTGTTGTTATGGCACGTCCTACGATGTCACTTGCTATGTGGTATCAGATAGTCGGTCGGGCTATTCGCCCCCACCCTTCCAAAGAATGTGGCTGGATTGTAGATTTATGCGGTAACATCAAACGTTTTGGCGAAGTCTCTGATTTACGGTTGTTTGATAGCGGTAATGGTAAATGGGTAGTTTGCTCTAAAGGAAGACAATTAACAAACGTGAGATTCTAACTATGGACGAAGGATTTTTGAGGCTAAGCCGCAGGTTTTTCTCGAATGAAATGTGGAAGGTAGCCCGTGAGTTTTCGGAGTGCGAAGCGTGGCTTGACTTGATTCAGTCAGCACGATTTGAGGCAACCGACAAGGCGTACAGCGAACTCATCGGAGGTCGGGAAATCTCTTATACAAGAGGTCAATATCCAGCATCCATATCGTTTTTGATGAAGCGTTGGCAATGGTCTGAAAAGAAAGTACGCTATTTCCTTGCCAAACTGAAAAAGAGAGGTATGATAACGACTTGTAACAAACAAGGCATGACTGTGATAACTTTATGCAACTATGATGAGTATAATCCTGTCAAAGGCAAGGATGAGGACATAGGTAGGGGCATAGATAACAACAAAGAAATCAGTGAGTTAAACAATGCTTTGGGCGAGCTAAGGGCAGAGCTAAGGGCAACTGCTGAAAAAATGGCTAAAAAAATGGAAGAATTGGGGCAGGCTAGGGGCAATAAGAAGAAGAAAGATAAAGAAATAGATAATAATAATCCCCCCATACCCCCCGAGGGGGAGGGGATAAATATAAAATCTCGTTCTGTTTTTGAATCTTATGTGAAATCGACTTTTGACACAGATTACTATTGGACCGAGAAAGACGCTGGATCAATGAGTAAACTTCTTAAGAAGATTAGTTTTTCCCGGAATCAGAAAGGTATGCCTGTTGATGATGATTCTCTATTGTACGCTCTTCAAAGTTTGTTATCATCAATACACGATGATTGGATATTGAAGAATTTTAGCGTAGCTATAATTAACTCAAAATATAACGAAATTGTAAATCAAGCAAGAAATGGAAACAAGGATAAGACCGGTAACTCCGATTCCGATAGGAAAGCTGTTATCCGCACAACTGCCACCTACAACATTGATAAATGACAAGAAGAGACGAGCGGAAGTGTTTGCTGAATGCTGCCGCTTTGTTTGTCCGGGATTTAAAGTTGAAGGGGCTTTTAGAAAGATAATGAATGATATATTTCTCTATGCAGAAGGTGATTCGGGGGCTGGGAAAGGCCTTTTGCTAACAGGAGATTACGGGACCGGTAAATCAACTATAATGCAAATTCTAAATAAATACTTATGGTTTATTGGAGGACGTGATGCCGGGGATTATCCCATTGGAGGATTCAGAATTGATTCCGCCTCTTATGTTGCTACTGGGTTTTCGATGAAAGGACGGGATTATTTGGAGCTGTATACTTACAATGGTGGAATCCCTAGGACGATCTGTTTTGATGAATTAGGGAGGGAACCTATTCCTTCTAAGCATTTTGGTACGGAGTTGAATGTTATGCAGTATATTCTTCAATGTCGATATGAATTGAGATACGAGTGTAAAACTCATATAACGACAAATCTTTCTATAGAAGAGATTCAGGATCGATATGGTGCATATATCGCTGATCGCATTAATGAAATGTTTAATGTAATTGAATTGAAAGGATCTTCCCGCAGATGAGAATACTCCTAAACATCCTCCTTCTCCTAGGAGTGAACATCTTATTTTACCTGGTGGTATATGCGATAGCGAACCACCTGATGGATAACATCAATTAAGACTAGATAAAAATGAAATTAGTTCATGGCAGTTTATTCAGCGGCTTTGATGCCCCTAGCGTTGCAGCTTCATGGATGGGATGGGAAAATGCCTTTCACTGTGAGATAAACCCTTTTTGCAACGAGATACTAAAATATTGGTTTCCTGATTCAGAACATTATGAAGATATTACAAAAACAGACTTTAGAAAATGGAGGGGAAGAATCGATGTCCTCACAGGCGGATTTCCTTGCCAGCCTTTCTCCCTCGCAGGTCAGAGAAAGGGAGCGGATGATAACCGCTACCTCTGGCCGCACATGCTCCGTGCTATACGGGAAATCCGACCCGCTTGGGTTATTGGTGAAAACGTTGCTGGAATCCTCACGATGGTTCAGCCCGGCAAGGAGACTGAAGTGGGAAGCCAAACCTCTCTTTTCGGAGAAGATAACCGAAAAAGAATATTGCTACGACAAGAGTATGTTGTCGAAACCATCTGTAAAGACCTTGAGCGAGAAGGATATTCCGTCCAACCGTTGCTTATTCCGGCTTGTGCCGTCGGAGCGCCCCATAGAAGAGACAGGGTGTGGGTTATTGCCCACCGTGCAGACTCAAGGACTGAAGATGTGCGACGAGAACGGGAAGACAAGGTTTTATCCGATGGAATTGCTCCCGACACCAATGGCTACGGATATTTATCATCCGGAACGTGTGAGGAATCTGAAAGATGCAGGTGCGGAAACGATGGCGAGTCGGAAAAACGGAAGCAATCGCCCGAATGGTCTAATGGACTTCATGGATTTCTACGGAATGCTTCCTACCCCCAATGCCCGGGAAGCGGACAAATACAGCAAAAAGTACAATCCAAAAAGCCAAATGGGTACTGCATTGACAGCAATGGCAGTAAACGGAATGTTGCCGACTCCTACAAATTCAATGGTGACTTACCAGGATTTCATTCAGGCAGGATATCACAGTTCGAAGCGTCCGGATTGCGGATTGATCCCGACACCTACTGCGAGTTCCCATCACAACGGATGCTGCAAGGAGAGAAAGGACGGTACAAGCAGAAAATCCGAACTGAATCATTACATAGCCGCTCAAACTGGCAAAACTTCCCAACTCAATCCCCTGTTTGTCGAGGAAATGATGGGCTTCCCTTTGATGTGGACAACCTTACCATTCCTTTCACAAAGTGGAGACAGGAATCAGTCAAAGGATACGGAAACGCCATAGTTCCGCAGGTGATTCTTGAAATTTTCAAAGCGATAGAAGAATTGGACAATTAATTAAAATATTTGCAATGAATACAACCTTTGAGAAATCGGTTAATACCACCGATGAATGGTACACGCCAAAAGAAATTATAGACGCATTGGGAAAGTTCGATTTAGATCCATGCGCTCCGGTTAAACCGCTTTGGCAAACAGCTACACAAATGTACAACAAGAACCATGACGGATTAACTAAAGATTGGGTAGGTCGTGTTTGGCTAAATCCACCTTACTCCCGTCCTCTAATAGAACGTTTCGTTAAACGTCTGGCAGAGCATGGAAACGGAATCGCATTACTTTTCAATCGTTGCGATTCAAAGATGTTTCAAGATGTCATCTTTGAAAAAGCAACAGCTATGAAATTTCTACGGAACCGGATTCGCTTCTTTCGACCGGATGGGACTCGTGGAGATTCGCCCGGTTGCGGAAGTATCCTAATCGCTTTCGGTGAAGATAATGCCGATATATTAAGAACTTGCGATATCGCAGGTAAGTATATACGAATCAATTAGAGTAAAACCTTGCAAGTTCTTGAAGAATTATCAAGGATTTGCGAAAAACAAATCAATGAAGGAACATTATGGAAATAATCAAACTAACGAAGAAAGAAGAGGAATGGATTAAGGAGCTGAAGAAGGTAATCCGAAAGAAACCTAAGAATCTGATTCTCTTTGCTGATGGAAATTTAAATATCTTGAAACTTGATAAGGATGATAATGATGGAGTGGGCGAAAATGGAAGAATGAAAAGTGATAGAATAGTAGAAATTATTCTTAATGCCTGTGATGGAGGTGCATTTTAATTAGAGTAAAACAATTTAGAAATGAGCAAATACAGTGAATACCATTACGCCTTTACCTCTACAGTAGCCCATCTGCGGAAGATAAACCAAGTTCTTACTCTTTTGAAAAACGAAAAATGATCTAATCATGACCCGCAATCAATTTATTCATTACTCCTATCGACATAGTGAGATCATTATCTGGCATCAAAAGCACCCAGAAGTAGATATTGAATGTATGCTGATAGGGGTAGATTTCGATCACGAATTATTTCATCTTGTTCCTATCGACTTAGATTATTACGAAGATAGATCGTATTGGCTTCCTTATACATCATGCGACAAACAGTTTAAGAAGCCTAAGATGAAAGTGGTAAGGAGTGATAGAACAATAGTAACTAAATAACTAAAACAGAAATGAATATAGATAAATTTATTAATAGTACTATCAAAAGCTATGATGAATATCGAAAGAATTGTGACATCATAGCTAAGGAGGCGCAAAGATATATCGACTTTGATAAATTCGTTTCTTGCGAATATATCAATGGCGTAGGACTTAGTATATTGGTAACGTTACCTGAAACAGATGATTATACTATTCCCGAATGTGTATGTCCTGTAGTAGGGTTCTTTGAATATGCCAAAGGTAAGGACAAACTATCAGTAGATGACATTAAAAAACTATCATTATGAAACAGACATTAGAAGAAGCTGCAAGAGAAGGGGCTGAAGGATATAATATCGTTGGACAAACTATTTATAAATCCGGATTCAGAGCTGGTGCAGAATGGCACGCAAAGCAATCCCCGTGGATAAACGTTGAAGAGCGGTTGCCGGAAACAAATGATGGACAATCTTTATATGAGGTCATCGTAGTTACTTCCGATAGAAGATTCTTAGTTGTAATCAATACAGAAGTAGAACATCTTGTTGGGCTTTTGGGAGTCACCCACTGGATGCCAATTCCGTCTTTCGATGAAATACTGGAAACCAACAGAGATGTACTAGAACGGATTAAGGAGAAAGGAGATTGATTATGACAGCAAAAGAATTAAGTAAGTTAATCACTACTGGCAGAAAACTGAAAAAGTTTATTAAAGAAACCCTCCCTAAAATCAGAGAAGAGTTTCAAAGCCATAGCAATAGTGGAATAGATAAGCATACAGATGGATTTAGCAGAAGGGAGAGTATTCAGAGTATGAATATAAGTAATCTTTGTTATTCTTCTTTTTCTGGCAGTTATGGAAGTGGAGACACATATTCGGATATAGCAAATATGGATACTGATTTGATGCAGGAATACTTTATCAAATATCTGAATAGGCATAAGGATGAAATAATGGGGGGAGTAGCAGATTTAATGATAAATGATGCAAAATCAGGTCAAGAAGATGCTATTAAGGAAATAGACGAGTATAAAAAATCACTGCTAAAACTATTGGAGGAATAAAGAAAGGAGACTAATATGTATGTAGCAAGAGACAAAGACGGTGATTTGTACCTTTATAAGAAGCAACCCGTGAAGTATTCGGAAAGTTGGCAATTATGTAGTGACAATCCCCATGATTTCTATAAGCTAGACTCTTCTTTATTTCCCGAAGTAAAATGGGAAGATGAAGAGCCGACGGAAGTTGAATTGGTAAAGAAGGAGAAATAGCTATGGATGATATAAAATTGTCATTACAACAAATAGAAAAGATGAGACATGCCATTGGATTGGGTTACGAAAACACCAAAAAAGCAGATATTGCGCTTATCGTAACAGATATATTGTTTCTAAACCAGATAATGATTGGGAAGAATTAGTTTCAATCGGATATGCTACGAAACGTGAATTTGAAATTGAAAAACAAATCGTGTATTATGTTTCAGAGCTTGGAATGAAATACTTAGGTTGTTTGTTTGGGTGCATAATAACAGAAAGCGATTAACGATGACCGAAGAACTTATAACATTAGAAACAGCGAAGCTGATGAAAAATAAAGGGTTCAGCGAATGTGTATTTACTTTTTATGAAGCAGATGGCGTAGAAGGTGACATGATACTATCTGAAACTTACGATTATTCAGAGAATTTCAATAAAAGAGAGGGTTTCCTTTCTGCACCTTCCCAATCTCTCGTCCAAAAGTGGCTACGTGAAACCAAAAATCTACATATTTCCATCATTAGAAACGCTTGCGGTTATGGATATGATATATGCAAAGCTGACAATGGCACTCATATAGCCGATGGGATATTTAAAGGCCCGAATGATGGTGGTCAGTGGGATACCTATGAAGAAGCATTGGAAGTTGGAATACAAGAAGCAATAAAACTAATATAAATAATACAAAATCATGAAAACATTTGATTTAGAAAAAGCAAAAGCAGGTGCATTTGTATGCACAAGAGAAGGATTTAGAGCTAGAATTGTATGTTTTGACGCAGATAACGATAGATTCCCTATTGTTGCTCTACTTAAAAGTGATAATGGCAAAGAATATCCCGTTTCTTTTACTAAAGAAGGACGATTTTCTGATGGAGAAGCCGACAGCCCAAAAGATTTATTCATGGTGGGAGAAAAGAAAGAAGGATGGATAAATATATATGAAGCATTCATGGTAAGATGTATTGGAGCGGTTTACAACTCAAAAGAAACAGCCATGCGTATGAAAGTTAATGAAAAAGATATTACATACATAACTACAGTTAGAGTAGAATGGGAGGAATAATCATGAAGAAAATAATGTTTAGCGATAAATTTGGCTTAACCCAAGCCGTATTAGATGGTCGAAAGACTATGACGAGAAGAATAATCAAATGTCCAATAACTTTTAGGGGAGAATGGGTCGCAGGATTCAATATACACAGAAGTCCTTCTGATAAAAAGATAGTTGGCTTTCCTTGTATGTACGATGCAGATGAAAGGGAGTTTGATATGGGCGAGATATTGCCGAAATATGAACTTGGAGAAGTTGTTGCCATTGCGCAAAGTTATATGGATGTTGACCGATTCCATAGAAAAGGGAAAAATGCGGCTTACTTAGAATACTTGGATTCTATATTGCCTGAACTGAAATTATATCCCGGTTGGGGAAATAAGATGTTTGTGAAAGCCGACCTAATGCCCCACCATATCAAAATTACCGGGATCAAGGTTGAACGCCTACAGGACATTAGCGATGAAGATTGCTTGAAAGAGGGGATTATTCATGTGTCAACTTTTCTTGGACAAAAAATATATCATACCCCACATGTAAACGGATCTTACTTGTCAACGAACGTAGCCCAAGAAGCTTTTGCCTACTTGATAGACAAAGTTTCCGGCAAAGGCGTATGGGAAAGTAATCCTTTTGTATTTGCTTACGAATTTGTGTTATTTGACTAAGGGAGGAATAGCCATGCCAATAAGCGAAGTAGCAGAATTAATACTTAAAATCGCATTATTCATCCTTAATGTCACAACCGTTGCCATCATTGTAATTTTGATAAACAAATGGCACAGACGCATGGAGGGCAAGCTGAATGACATCAAAAGTTATATCCGGCACGTGACGGATCGCAATGACATCGTATACATCAATCAGCTTGAAGAGATAAGAAGAATACTTATAAAAGCCGAACGTTACGAAGATGCAGCTAAGATAAGCAAGTGTATTGAAGATGAATACAGTAATCTTAAAAGAAAAATGGAAAACAGAGAACAAATAATTGATCCTTTAAAATAGAAAGGGAGAACCAGCGAGCACGACCAAGCTTAATTCTCCCAAATCTTACACGATTATGATGCAAATATACTATTTACTTTTAAAATAATCGTGTTATGGAGCTGGATTTTAATAAAATAATTCGTCTTAAAAAGATTCGTATCGAAAAATCAGAACTTTCAGAAGAAGAAAACGCTTTGACCGCCCCGATTTTGAAAGATAAAAGCCTTATTGGGGGTATCTATAAAGTTTTTGTTGAGTTGCTAAATGAGAAGGGATGTCCACCGAATATTGACAGTGTGACCCAACGGAAGAAGTTCATCTTCATCATCTTGTACTTGTTTTCTCCAAGCTCGCTTGCCGGTGGAAAAATGACAGCCGGATTACGTGAAGAAATGTCAAGAGTATTGGGGGTTCAGTCCAAGAGTACAATTTCCGACAATTGTACTGATGTCGTGTTTCTGTACCAGAATTATGGGGATTTCAGTGGAGATATAGAGTATCTTTATACCGAAATCGTAAATCGGTTAAAATTTAAAGGGCTAATCAATTAGTTGTAACCTGCTTTCATTTTAGTAGATTTGCATAGGTTACAATAAAACCAGAGTTTAGCGCTCCGGTTTATTTACATAGGGGATAATTCTACAATTAATCCCATAGCTGCCGTGATACGATAAGTAAAAATTATTAAAACAGCAAGACTTCACTCTATTCTTGAAATATATTCCTTGTCGTTTCTATACGCCTAGCAGATTCTGCCTCCATAAAACCTTATTTTCAATATAACAAAAGGCATTTAACATTTTAAAAATATTCCCGCCCCTCTTGCGAAGGGCAGGAATGAAATCCTATTTTATAATAACAGCTATTCCAGAAGCAACCCACGCTCTGTTCCTTGCGTTATAAGTCGTTTTAAAATCAATCAACCCATTCGCTCCCATTTTCTTTGCTTCGGAGACTATTTTATCCATCATCCTTTTGCTAGATGGAGCATACTCATTATTCGTTTTCCCTGTATATCCTTCGTATGGGACAATTAGCCGTAGATTTTCGGCCGTTTCGCCTTTTCTCAACTTGCCAACAGTAAATATTACCTCTATATTAGATATTGGCTGGTAATTGAATCCTGTCACTGTAGGGCTAATGGTGAAACCATCTTTAGTGTATTCTCTGTAGTCAACGACATATACGGATTCGGTATACATGTCTCTAGTGCATCCGAATAGAGCCAATATTATTATGATCGGATATAGAATATTTTTCATGATTCAATTGTGTTATAATGAGTATTAAAAGATATCCAAAAGTTTTTTCACACTAAACTTATCTATAAAAAACTTATCTAAAGACTCTGATCCTTCCCTAAAAAAAGAGTTCTTAAATTTATTATCTTTTATGTATTTATTATCTATAATTAATGAACGATTTCCGGTATTTCCCCACCCATCTATCATTATTCCACCTCCTTTTGTAAATTGTATATCCAATATTGTAACTCTGTATTTTTTATCTTTTAAATCTATGATGACTTTATATGCTAAATCGTCATCAAATATTGTGTTTCCAATTTTGTTGCCTTTATATTTATTAAAATCAATTTTATTACCAGAAGAGCTTCCGATTATCCTAGATTCTGTTTGTTCGGCTATGCTTATATTCCCAAATATTTTAAAGTAATCAATTACTTCTTGAGTTGAAAAAGAGGTTTCATATACTTTCTGCCATATAATCCTGTCATTAAATATTTTAAAATTCAAGAATGTATCTTGAGAGTATACAATGGTAGGCAGGCTTACTAAAAGTAATAATAAAATCTTTTTCATATTTTTATGCGTATTATGGGGTTGTACGGAGGCAAAATAACACACAAACACACACAAATGCAAATATTTCTTTACTTTTCTTTGATTTCAGTCGCAATTTTTTCTAATTCTGCTATTGTAGTAGCTTTATAAAACTCTCCTTTATACTGAATAAGGGCGGTTAATTCTCCTTCTCCTGTTACATCTTCTGGCGAAGCAAAGAGTTGCCACATAGGAACGTTCAAAGCTTCTGCTACTCTTTCAAGCGTTGGGTAGGATGGGCTTTTTAATATGGCGTATAAATTCTGCCTTGTAGTATTCATCTTTTCGGCAAAAGATGTCATATTATACCCTTTTTCTTTAATAAGTAATTCTATTCTATTCATACTATTATTATTTTTTTTGCAAAGATACATTTATTATGATTGTGTCAAACATATCATTTACAAAAATAAAGTTAAAAGAAAGAATATTATTTCATATTTTATTTGTGGTGTCAAATATATCATTTACATTTGCGTCATCAAAAACGAAGTAATAACAATTAAAATATAAAGATTATGGCAACAAAAATGAGTGATAAGGTAAAAGGTGAATTGATTACTAGAATCATGGTTGAAATGAAATCAGCCGCTTTATCGCAAAACAAGCCTTTTGATGAGGGTGTTTTCTTCGACCTCATATTTATGAGCGATAAAGAGTTACTGAAAGTTTCAAAACTTTGCGGTATTAAATAATAGTATTAACCAGCAGGGCGAAAGCCCTGTGTAACACATACGATTATGTTGACAATAGAATCAAAGAAACAGAGTAATACTTACGTAGTGTATGATTGCAACGGTAAAGACACAGGTGTACATTACGAAGCAAGCAACAAGGTAGAAGCAATGAAATTGTTTAAAGCCGATACAATCAACTATAAGAAGTACGGTTATTACGGCAAGCTCGCAAGATGGTACAACGGTGGCGTATACGGCTCAACCGGTATAATTTATTAAGTTTTAATCCGGTAGCCTTCGGGCTACCACAATACACACGCTTATGGCAACATCAGTAATTAAACAAAGAACAATAGAAAAGTTCATCATATCAGAATTTGTACAAGGCAACTTAAATACAAAAGAGCAAGTAAGCTGTATGCTTCTTCTGATCCAAAAGAAGTTGGATATGTCAGTAGAACAAGCAAGTAACTTTATGAGAAATGCAATTGGTATTAACGCTTAAATATACGATTATGACAAAACAAGAACTTGAAAACAACATGACTAAGGTAGCAGGTATACCGGTTGAAATAACAGTCAGAGGCAAACGCTCTTTTACTTTCTCTTTTGAGGGTAAGAATGAAACAGCAGCAAAGAAGATACAACAATACTTTGCGCCCGTATCGCTTGAATACGACTACGATGAAGAATGTGATCTGACTTGTTTATATATGAATCTTTAATAACACTCTTATGAAAATAGGTACAATACAGGTGCAGATTTATGCCCCTAAATTTTTGGCCTGCCAGCCTGATTTAAACAATCTACCTTTTGCTACAGATGAACGTAATAAAGATAGAGTATTCACCGAAGAAGAATATCACCGCATTTTTAAGAGTTACCCGTATCCATTTGTAGACGGTGTTTATGTACACCGTTTCAAATCAAATGGTTATGATTGTTATACTAAGTACATATTTATCGAACAAATAAATTAAACGATTATGAACTCAATAAACAAAAACGGCTGCAGTGTATGCGCCCCTGGTAAAGAGAACTACTGTACCTATAACACCAAGCTGAAAGGTAAGAAAGTGAGAATGTACCAATATGACTACCGTGCTGAAAGCGGCGATCTGTTTGCTACAGTAGCCCCAACGCTAAAAGCTTGCAGAGAAGAACGTGATATTTGGCTTAGTTCACGACAATAAACCGATTGTCGTGTATAACGATTGAATATATTTCGTTATCTTTGGTTGTGGTAGTACCTTTGAAGTGAATATTTAAAATATGAAGAGCAGATATGAAATATTAGCCAAAGATAAAGGATATTATGTCGATTCACAAGGCAATGCCTTTTCTGCACGCGGTAAAAAAGTCGGTACGCGTGGCAGTGACCCGTATATGTATATTGGCATAAGGGTGAGTGAAACGAAAGTTATCAAGGTCTATGTACATAGATTGCAGGCTTATCAAAAATTTGGTGATGCTATTTTTGACAAAGGCATTGAAGTTAGACATTTAAATGGTGATTCTTTTGATAATTCGTATGAGAATATAGCAATAGGTACACCGTTTGAAAATGCGATGGATAAGGCTAAAGAAACAAGAATGCGCTGCGCTAAAAAAGCATCAGAGGCAATTAAAAAATACTCAGATGAATTAGCACAACAGATTCAATTAGAATACTCAAAGGGTTCTAATTATAGAGAGCTTATGAAAAAATATTCGATAAGTAGCAAAGGCACATTGAATTATATACTTAAAAGAAATATATCGCGGAATGGAGCAGTTGGTTAGCTTACCGCTTTGACTTGGCGGTGGTCACAGGTTCGAGTCCTGTTTCCGCAACTACTTAATTATTAATTTAAAAGACACGATTATGAACATTCTAACGCTTAGTATTAAGCAAATATATTTCGATGAAATTTTGGCTGGTAAGAAAACGCACGAATACCGCGAAATCAGACCTACCAATGCAAAAAAGTACATAACCTACTTATGTGGTGGTAAAGAATATAAAGCTGATGAAGAACTTCCCGAAGAGGGTGAAATCGAGTTAAAGCCTATCAAGTACGATGCTATTAAATTTCTCACTGGTGAGTACAAAGGCAAACGACCTTATGCTATTGTAGAGGTTAAAGGTGCAGAAGCTTCGATCCTTACCGATGAAGATGGTAACGATATTGTCTACGAACACCAAGGCGAAGAATACCTTACAGCCCAAATGGACTATACTTTAGGCGAGGTATTAGAGAAACATATAGATTGATTGTTTAATTTAAAAATTATTGCTGAGTCGCAAGAAGAGTAAACAGAGTAGCCGGACCGCGCAGAAATATGAATGGCGCAGGTGCTGGTGGTAGATTAGTTGCTAATCGTAGGGGTACGGCAAGTGCCACCCAGTTAGGTTCACGTAGACAACGTTACGGTGATCTTCGTGTTTCATTTGGATTATCTGGTGGTTAGCTATGAATAAAGTAGAGCAAGCGAACCGGTATATAGACCTCATTCGGGTAAAATCGAATGAGGCTTTACTGTTTTTATCCTTGGGTAAAGATTCGCTTGTCTTACTTGATTTAATCTATCCAAAGTTTGATCGGATCGTTTGTGTGTTTATGTACTTCGTCAAAGACTTGGAGCACATAAACCGATGGATTGGCTGGACTAAAGCCAGATATCCAAAGATTGAGTTTGTGCAAGCGCCTCACTGGAATCTAACTTACATTCTTCGTGGCGGATTGTATTGTGTCCCTAATCCAAAGGTGAAGCTGCTGAAACTTGCTGATGTGGTAAAAGCTATGCAGCTAAAGTATGGAGTTTATTACACGTTCTTGGGGATGAAGAAAGCCGATGGCATGAATAGACGTTTGATGCTGAAAGGGTATGAAGCTAACGGATATGAGAACAACGGCTTATGTTATCCTTTGGCTGACTGGACGCAAATGGATATTCTTGCATACATGAGACAACATGGATTGCCAGAACCAGTTAGATATTCTTTAAAAGCCAGTTCAGGAGTGGGTTTTAATCTTGATTGTATGCTTTGGTTAAAAGAGAACTATCCGCAGGATTTACAACGAATCTATCGGGTATTTCCAATGAGTGAAAGAATTTTATTTGAGTATAATAATAAAAAACAAATAGCCGAGTCAGAAATAGAAGAAGAGGAAGAATGAAAAGTGCTGCCGATATAGGCGTACAAACCAATCGTTTGAGTAATGCTGCAACTGGTAATCCAGGAAGGCAGGCAAGAATTAACAGTATTGGCGGTGCCATGTATCGTAACCTTAGCCGTTTAAATTATGCAAGAAACGGAAGCGTGTACCAACAATATTCAAGGTCTGCTCGTCAAGGACGCAGTGGTGGATTAGGTTTAAGTAACGGATAACATGGAACTAAGTAAGTACATAAAGAGCGAATCGGTAGAACTAAATCGTTCTGCCATTCACTTTGCAAATTATAATCCTCGAAAACTTTCCGATGAATCACGAAAGACATTAAAACGTGGTATCAAGAAATTCGGGTTGGTCGGTGGAATTGTCGTGAACAAGCGTACTGGATTGACCGTAGTCAGCGGACATCAGCGTTTGTCTGTCATGGATGAATTGCAGAAGTTCCCCGATAACGACTACCGCATCCGAGTCGACGTAATTGACGTGGACGAAAAGCAGGAGAAGGAACTAAATATTCTGATGAACAACCCGAACGCACAGGGTACATGGGATTTTGATGCTCTTGCACAGATTGTTCCTGACATTGATTGGAAAGACGCGGGCCTGACTAATGCCGACTTAAATATGATTGGCATTGATTATCTATTGCAGACAGAAGAGGAAAACTCTATTGCGGACGCTCTGTCAGATATGATGTCGCCTGTTACCGAACAGAAAGAAGCCGATAAAGCCGCTAAACAGTTAGAGCGTGCCGAAAAGGTTGCCCACATGAAAGAGGTCAAGCAGCAGGTTAAGGAGAACGCACAAAAGCAAGCTGAGAATATGGATGCTTATGTAATGTTATCCTTTGATTCCTATAAAGCTAAAGCGGCTTTCTGCAAACGGTTCGGTTATGATCCGGATATGAAGTTTATCAAGGGGGAAGTCTTTGATGAGCAAATTGAAAGAATAGATTAGTAACTTAAAATTAGGAGGAAAGCCGAGTCAGAAGAAGAAAGACGGTGAAACAACTCGAAAATCAATATGAAAGATTGAGAAACAGTGAGCACATGCTTGGAAGAAATGCTTTAAGGAATGAGTTGAGAGTACGAAACGCTTTTATCAATACAAGAAGCAGGATGGAAAAAACAACCTCGAGCAGGGGATTAAGTAACGGATAAATTTATGAATAATAGTGAATCTCAAAATACAAAAGGTCGTGGAGGAAGAAAGCCTAAGTTTGACTATACAAATAAAGACTTTCTTTCTCTCATAGAATCGTATGCAAAAAAGGGATTCACAGATAAGGAAATTGCTTTTGCTGTAGGATTGGCCCCACAGACATTTTGTGAGAAGAAAAGTCAGTACTCTGAATTAAGTGAAGTATTAACGCGCGGGCGGGCGACCATAACTGCAACAGTCCGGGCAAAGTTCCTAGCTATGGCTTTGGGGGGTGTCAAGACGAAAAGTACCACTATACGAAAGATAAAGGATAGGGACGGAAATCTGACAGGTGAAGAAGAAGTTCAAGTTGTAGAAGGTGAGCTGGCTCCCAGTTTGCAGGCGCAGTCTGTTTGGCTCTACCATTACGATGAAGATTGGAGAAAGGTTGAACGTAAGCAGGATGAAGAAGCTGACATTCCTACCGACATAAACCACGGTATCAGTATTGATTCCTGGATTAAAGACAAACTGAAATGATAGAACCCCAGGCGATATACCACCCTCTGTACACCGATAATGAGAAATTCATTATCCTTATCACCGGTGGGCGTGGATCCGGTAAATCCTTCAATGCTTCCACCTTCATTGAACGTCTGACCTTTGAAATGACGGAAGCCGAAAAGATAGTGCATCAGGTTCTCTACACCCGCTACACGATGGTTTCCGCTGGTATGTCTATCATTCCCGAAATGATGGAGAAGATAGAGCTAGACGGAACAACTAAGTATTTCAAGACTACCAAGACGGATATAGTCAATAAAATGACTAATAGCCGTATCATGTTCCGAGGCATCAAGACTTCTTCCGGTAATCAGACGGCAAAACTAAAATCTATTCAGGGTATCACTACTTTCGTCTGCGATGAAGCGGAAGAGTGGACGAATGAAGAAGAGTTCGATAAAATAATGCTCTCTATCCGTAAGAAAGGGATTCAGAACCGGATTATCATCATAATGAACCCCTGCGACTCTAATCACTTCATTTATAAAAAGTACATCGAGAATACTCACAAGCTCGTAGAGATTGACGGTGTGCAAGTTCAGGTTTCTACCCATCCGAATGTACTTCATATTCACACTACCTACTTTGACAACTTAGAGAACCTTTCTCCTGAGTTCCTTCGGGAAGTGCAGGAAATGAAAGAGAAGAATCCTGAAAAGTATGCTCACGTGGTTATCGGTCGTTGGGCTGACGTGGCAGAGGGTGCGGTTTTTAAGAAGTGGGGTATTGTGAAAGAATTCCCCCAATGGGCGAAGAAAGTAGCTATCGGGCAAGACTTCGGGTACACAACAGACGTTTCAGCAGCCGTGAAGTGTGGTATCGTAGATAATGCCTTGTATGTTGATGAACTATGTTATCAATCAGGAATGCTCACAAATGCACTTGCTGACAAGGTACGTCCTTATGGTTTGAAAGTGTTTGCAGAATCCGCTGATCCTCGACTTGTAGACGAAATCAAACTTCGTGGCGTGAATATTTATGGCGTAGATAAGTCGGGGCCATCAATCAAGGCAGGAATAGATAAAATTCTCTCTATGGATTTGTATGTAACGGAACGTTCTTACAATCTTATGAAGGAATTAAGAACCTACGTATGGGATAAGGACAAAGATGGAAATTATATCAATGAGCCAGTAGATAAGGATAATCACCTTATGGATGCAATAAGGTACTATGTTTTGGGTTGCTTGCTTGGCAAAATTCTAAAACCGAAAGATTTAACAGGAATATTCACACATTAAAATTATAGATTATGCCATTAACACTCGAAGAAATATTAGCATTACCCGATATTGGGCAGAAAATAAGCTATCTGAAGAAAGGCAGGAAGACCGAGCTTCCCGATCGTTGTAAACTTTGGGATGATTGGAATCCTGAACGCCATGAAATCATGGTTGATAAAGAGAAGTACCCAGACAGAAAAGTGCTTGAAAAGGAAGCGGAAAAAGATTTCGATGAAAAGACCGGCAAGACTTATGAGATTGAAGCACAGTACAAAACCGAACCGGTGAACCGTATCTCCATTCCTTTGGAGCAGGATATAGTGAACATTCAAACCGCTTTCACAGTCGGTACAGAACCGTCTATGGATTGCACTCCAACTGATGATGACGAAAAGAAGCTGTTGGATGCGGTCAAAGCTGTATTCAAATCCAATAAAATCAAATACCAGAACAAGAAGATTGTCCGTTCCTGGTTATCCGAGCAAGAGGTAGCCGAGTATTGGTATGCGACCGATGATGATTCGTTCTGGGCGAAGTTTTGGAAGAAAGTGAAGACCACCTTTGGAGGTAAGGTAAAGCCTACTAAGAAGTTGAAAAGCGTGTTGTGGTCACCATTCCGAGGGGATAAACTTTATCCGTTTTTCAACGATGAAGGCAAGATGATTGCTTTCTCCCGTGAGTACAAAAAAAAGCTCATGGATGATTCGGAAGTTACCTGCTTTATGACTATCACGGATAAAGCAGTCTATCAATGGGATTTATCTAAAGGGTATGAAGAAAGAATTTCTTTCGTTCACGGATTCCCCAAACTGCCGGTTCTCTATGCCTACCGTCCTGAACCTTATTGCAAGAAGATAAAAACCTTCCGTATACGCTTGGAGAAACTTTTATCCAATTATGCCGACTGCATAGACTATCATTTCTTCCCACTGTTGAAGCTAATTGGTGATGTAGAGGGTTTCATGGGTAAGGTTAAAGATAGAATGGTCAAACTTACAGGTGAAGGTGCGGATGCCCAATATCTGACGTGGAATCAGGTGCCAGATACTGTAAAATTTGAAGCAGAAACGCTTACTAACATGGCTTATGATATGTCCAATACTCCACGTATTTCTTTTGAAACGCTGAAAGGTGTGGGTAAGGCTTCCGGTACTGCTTTCCGCTTTATGTTCATGGGGGCACACATGGCGGTAGAAAATCATGGTGAAGTTATCGGAGAGTTCCTACAACGGAGAGTAAATTTCATTGTTTCCGCTTTAGGCTCTATCAATCCAACCGAGTTTAGCAAGGCATCCCAAACTATCGACATCGAAACGGATTTGGTTCCGTATATGATTGATGATTTGAACGACAAGGTAAATACTGCTGTTTCTGCTGTAAGTGGTGGCATTTGGTCAACTCGTGAGGGGATCATGTTTGCTGGGAACGCGGATCGCATTGAAGAAGAACTTAAAGATATTAAGGAGGAACAGAATGAAAAAGTACAATCAAGAAGTAATATCGGAGGAAAACAGCCTAATTCTAAGAATCAAGCCTAAGAGATGGTATTTGTGTTAGCTCATTTGTAAGGCTTTTATGAAGCAAATCAGAAAAATAGAACAGAAAAACATTTCTAGGTCAGAAAAATTACAAGGTCTATAATTTTTAAATAAGAAAAATGGAACATTAGCGGTGATTCTTCGGAGTTGTCGCTATTTTTGTATAGGGATGAAAATATTCGCCAAAAAGTTGCTCAACTGATAAACATTCTCTATCTTTGCCGTATGAACAGAAAGATAATAGCATACGAAAACTACTATAAAGACTTTTTTGACACATTGAACAAAGGTGCTCAAGAAAAGGTGCTATACGGTTTACTCATGTTAAAGACCGTAGATAGACTATCCAATAAATATGTGAAGTCTATTAAAGACGGTCTGTTTGAGTTAAGAATTGAGTGGCAAAGTAATATTTATCGGATTTTCTTCTGTTTTGATGAAGGACAGATTGTGATTTTATTCAATGGCTTTCAGAAGAAAACACAGAAAACTCCTGATAGGGAAATTGATAAAGCATTAAAACTAAAGAAAGAATATTATGAGCGAAAAAGAACTAAAGATGTTTGATGTCGATGCGCAATTAGATGCTGCGTTTGGCAAAGAAGGGACTCCGGAGCGTAAGGCTGCCGAAGATAGAGCTAATGCTTTCTTTACTGGGCAACTCATTGAGGAAGCCAGAAAGAAAGCTAATATGACACAGGCGGAGCTTGCTGCAAAGATCGGAACTAATAAGTCTTATATTTCCCGTGTTGAAACAGGAAGAACGGAACCAAAAGTTTCTACTTTTTACCGTATCGCTTCCGCATTGGGATTGAATGTTGAATTAACTCCAGCTATGTAATTGTTATGATAAACGTTAAAGAATTAAGAATTGGTAATGTAATTACAGATGAAAATGGCGGTAAATATGTCGTTATTGGATTACAAGATAATAGAATAGTCGTACAACCTTATGGCTTACATCCTGAATATCCAATAGAAGGTATTGAGATAAATGCTTGTGGTATTCCTCTCACTGAAGAACTTCTTTTGAAGTGCGGATTCGAAAAAGTCATAAAACAACAGTTATTTGGATTTCCACAGGAAAACTTTTATCGGAAATTTTATGAAATAGAAACAAGTAAATGCCCTCTTGTGATGATTAAAGAAAATGGTTATCTATGCCATGTGGTTCCATCTGATGGGAAGTTTGGGTGTTCCTTTATTCCAATATTATACATACATCAGTTTCAAAATCTATATTACAGCTTATCAGGCAAAGAGATTGAAATAATTTTTTCATAAAGAATATCGGAGTAGAGCTACAATCTGCAACTTTATAAATTCAGAGCTTTTAAATTCATAAAAAAGGTGTGATTCCATTCGGTTTCACGCCTTTTTTATGCCATTTTCCAACAATACCCCAATTGTTGTTTTTCATCCATTCAATTATTCCCTCTCCTCTTCCTTCCTTCTTACTTTTATACCGTATTCACGACAATCAATCCATTGTCGTGAATGGGAAGCTTAAATATTTACTAATCATCTGCATTGGTGGTATTTTTACTTCCGTAAATTGAATTTCAAATTTAATAATTCATACGGTATGACAATCTTAGAACAAATCCTAGCAGGACTACAACAGAAATTTACTGGGGTGGACACTGCTATCTTAACCCGAATTGCCACTAAAAAGGCAGAGGGTGTAACGGACGAGACAAAGGTAAACTCCATTGTTGAGGGTATCGGTTTTTCGGACGTGTTAAATTCCTATGGTGATTTCCGTGCCGGGGATGCTTCAAAAACAGCAGTGACCAACTACGAGAAGAGGCATAACCTTAAAGACGGTAAGCCAGTCGAGACTACCACTACTACCACGCAGCAGCAAACTACGGAACAACAACCGGATATGGCTAAAATCATTGCCGATGCAGTGAGCGCAGCCGTAAAACCGCTTTCCGATAAAATCGCTCAATTTGAGACGGAGAAGTCGCAAGCTACCCGGCAGGAGCAAATTCTTGCCAAGGCTAAGGAGTATGGTATTCCCGAAAACTACGCCAAGAGGTGCGCCATCAAGGACGATGAGGACTTAGACTCTTATTTCAAGGATTTGAAGCAAGAGTTCGCTAATGACGGTTTCAAGGGCGTAACCCCTCCCGAATCAGCGGAAGAGAAGATTGAGAAAGAATCTGAATCTATCGCTAAGATGATTGATGAGGGAACGAAAACTATTGTTGAACAAAACAAGAATTAATTATGTCAGCAGGATTTAAGTATGACTTGGTTCCGCCCGTTGAGCAAGAGGAACGCTACGATGTCCAGACCGGTATTCGTAGACGTGGCCCGTTCAAACTCGACACGCAGAACCTGGTAGTGGGAAGTTTCCTTCCCGGATTTACCCCGATTTACGCAGACTTGAAAAACAAGTTTGCTTATGCGGTAATCAATGTGAAAGTTGTAGAAGAGTATACTTCCAGTACAAGTATCAAAGTAGCCAAGAACTCTTTGGCCTATGTAGGCATGTTCATTGGTAATGGTACTAAAGGCGCAGAAGTGACGGCTATTGACAAGTCTAATGCCAATTACGACGTATTGACTATCAAGGCTGCTTTCGGTGAAAATATCGCCAAAGATGCGGTTCTCTTCCAAGCAACCGCAGTCGACGGGCTGAAACAAAAGTATGTTTCAAACTCCGCTTTGTATGAAAGAACAAAGGTGGAAGATGGTATCGTGTTAGTTGCGCTGCTCCGTACAGCCGCAGAGATTGAGCCTTCAAAATTGGTTATGCCGTTTTCCGAGAACGATAAAGCCAATATGAAGGGATGGTTTGAATTTAACGAGTAAGGAGGTAGGATATGTTTTTAACGATTCAAACATTATTCGATGATGCGAACATTGTATCCGCTATCATCAGACGTGTGAACCAAACGCGTAAAGATACAATCTATTGGCAGCAGTATCTTACTTTCCGCAGAGTAACTACTCGTCTGTTCAAAGACTACATCGGCTCTGTAACTGGAGTGATGGCCGGTTCTATCAACTCACGTTTCGGTGAAAAGCCCATCCGTGAACGTAAAAATATCGGTTCTGGATATGGTGAAATAGCCTATCTGGGCGATGCATATCAAATGTCTATTGACCGTCTATCTGAATTGCAAGATTTGATTGACAAGTTCAATCAAGCCAAACCGGCAGACCAAAATACAGCATTGGAAGAAATAGTAAACTTCCTGGCAGATGACTACCGTCAGATTACTCTTGCAGCTCACAAGCGTATGGATATTATTGTCGGTGCATTGTTGATGACTGGTGAAGCCACCGTTTACAATAAGGATGCTGCAATAACTTCCGGTCAGACCAACAATAAGCTGCTGGAAATTACCCTTCCGTTCAATTTTGTTAAGCCTACAGCTGGAGATATAATTGTTGATGGCAAGAATATGTTCATCTCTTATTTAAGAGAGAAACTACATTCCCTAGCTCCAGACTTTGGCGCTTATGCCAAGATGATTATGACACGTACAACCTTCAACAAGAATGTACTTGGCTCTTCTGAATTTGGCGAACAGTACAAGATGATTCTCGGCACTAACGAAATGAAATTAAGTACCGGTTTGATTTCTTCTTCGTTGGCTTCTGAAGTTTTTACTGGTATCGGTCTGCCACGTATCGAAATCAAAGAGGATTACGTGAAAGACCAGACAGGAAAGAATGTGCAGATTTATGCAGACAACCGTATCACCTTGCTTAACGGTGATGAAGTAGGTTATATGCGCCATCATACCCCGTATGAAGCGACAGATCCAGTATCAGGGCGTACTTATGTTCCATCAGAGGGACAGATGCTTATATCCAACTACCGTGACAAAAACGGTCGTTATATGGAATATACGGCAGAATGGATTCCACAAATTACCAATCCGGATTTGATCACCAATTTCGATTTGAGCGAAATTGCATCAATCCAATCAGCATAAGGAGGAGGATATGAAAGTAAAGGTTATATCTGTTTTCCGTGATAAGTTTATTGGTAAGTATTACAATCCCGGAGAGGTGATTGAAATTTCCGAAGAATCCCGTGTATTGGATATAGAAAACCGCAAACTTGGCGAACGGGTTGAAGTGAAAGTTTCTGAAGAAAAGAAGGAGATCAAAATATCCCTCTTTGAAAAGGAATTTGAGAAAAAGATTTTGGTTGATGCTCTGAAATCTATCGGTGTTCAAGCAGCCGGAAACATGAAAGAAGAGACTCTTTTGGGTAAGGTTGCAGAGTTGGATGAAGAAACGACTTCCAAACTGAAAGAAGTGTTAGATATTAAATAAAAAGGGTAGTACTCCTACCCTTCCATTATGTAACTTATAATTCAATAAAGAAATGAAGAATTTTATTTTTGCCATATGTGGCTTTTTAATGATGTCTTTGGTCTCCTTGAGCGTACAGGCATCAAGCGTCGAATCTTTCGAGTGTGAATACGTAGCCCCATCGGTTGATGTTGGTTTGTCACCTATTCAGTTTTTCACCTTAGAAGCTGCTCCGACTGATTGCGTTGTATTGTCAGTTCCACAACCAATCTTTATGATTACAGATAGTCCGGCGATGCAACCAGCGACTATTACGGCAATGCAAGGAAAACAAATTTCAGTTCCTAAGTGTCCGTTCCGATATATTTACAAATCGAAGTATTGTACGCATTATAGCTACACTGCATACAGCAGACTGATTATACCATAATTAAAATGACAGTGAATGACTACATACAGCAAAGATTTCAGTCTTTCAGTATTCACTTATCAGAAACTGATCTTTTGGATATGTGTCTGAACGCGAAGATTAGCGGAGAGGATGAAATGAATAAGGAATCCTACAATATCGTTTCTGTGGCAATTGCGAAGTTCATCCCCTCTCTCCTACTCCGTGCCACTTCAATCAGCGAAAACGGCTTCTCTATGTCTTGGAACATTCAGGGTATTAAGGACTACTATTCATTTCTGTGTAAACAGTACGGATTGAAAGACGAATTAAGTAACAAGCCTAAATGTACTTTCTTATGATATTTGCTCCACACATATTGCAGATAAAGGTTATCACCCCAATGGATAAGGATGAGTTCGGCAGACCCATTCCCGGAACAGGCGGTGAATACTGGCAGGAGGTATGCAAGTGCCGTTGTGACGATAACACTACCAAAGAGTTTAGGTCAGAAAACGGCTCTGTGTATCGTCCAAACTACCATGTAGTGTGTGAGAAGAGAATCACTGTCAAGGCAGGGGATGAAGTTAGAGCTATATGGGATAGAGGGTTGAAAGCCACTACAACGGATATGGGTGAAGGAACTCTTGTTATAACTTCGATTACCAAAGATATTGATGTGAGAGGTCAAGGTGAGGTTTACACGGTTAAGAGTACAAACCACTTTAATTATTCGGAACTATGGATGTAGATTTCGATTTTTCCGATGTCGATTCTTTTTTCAATGAAGGAGAATGGGAAGTTGAAAAGAAGATGATTGATGTAGGTGATGAAGCTGTGAAACATGCAGAGGAACACGGCAATTATAAAGACCATACATTGACTTTGAGAACGTCCAATGATTACGATGTCGATAAAGACGGTTTAACTCTGAAAAATGAAGCGGAATACGCCTCATTCGTGGAATCTAAAGGGTATGATGTTTTAAGTGGTGCCGCTCTATATGCGGAGAAACGATTAAAAGAAGAATTTGAAAAATGAAAAAGTATATAGGAACAAAACAGATTGAAGCCGAACCTATGACATTGGGTGAAGCTTACAGTAAAGGCTTGGTAAAAAGTGAAATAGAAGAGAATGAGTCTTATAAACTGGGATATCACACTCGTACTGAATATGGCTATGAAAGTTGGTCACCCAAAGAACTGTTTGAAGAATCATATCGAGAAGTCAAGGAAGAAACCCCTATCTGTTTCGGTGATGCTATAGAAGTTTTGAAACAAGGTGGCGCTATCCGTAGAAAGGGCTGGAACGGCAAAGGGTTATTTGTTATCAAGCAAATTCCGGCTCATATAGAAAGCGACATTATCCCCAAGATGCAATCTCTTCCGCAATCAGCAAAAGACCTTATTCTGAAAGGCAAGGGTTTTATTGACTATACAAGCCAATGCCTTATCTACAACGAGAATACCGGACGTGCAGATTCGTGGGTTCCATCCATCAGTGATGTGTTTGCAGAAGATTGGGAGATTGTGAAATGATAGTAACTACTGACATAGGAAACATTCTCTATCGGGATTGCAAGGCTTTCGGGATAGGTATAGCACCAGCAGGGGAAACGCTGACGGGTGAATTGAAGTCCGAAAGGATTGTCATTCACACGAAGAAGCAACAGCCGGGGACTTATTGGAAGAAGTCTTTCGCAGAAGTGAATCTTTGTGTACCTGATTTAAGCGAGAATGAAGCGAATACTATCCGTTTGAATGAACTTGAAAGAAAGGCTGGCAAGCTGTTTGATGATGTAGTAAGCACCTATGATGGTACAACCTATCGTTACTCTATTGAATCTATCAGTATAGAAGCGGATACAGCTTTAAAGTGTCATTATGTGAATGTGAGAATTTTATTTGAAGTATTAAATGTAAAACTATAAAATTATGATTTCAGCAGTAGGAATTAAAAGAATCTTGTTTGCCGACATTGATAAGGTAACGGCAGACATTACCCCCGAAATCGCAAAGACTTTGATTCAAGCCGCTATTAAGGCGAAAGATGAGGTCTTGAATGTACATGGGGAAACGTGGCAGATTGAGGAAACGGAAGCCTCTGTCACCGGATATAAGAATCAGTTATCAGGAAAGAATTACCGTTACGATGATGTGCCGGGAGAAGTCTCCCCTTCTTTCTCTATCGGACAGTATGACTGGAAGACAAAGAAAGCGTTCATGGGTGGCGATGTTATTCAGGCAACATCTGAAGATGTCGGATGGAAGCGTGCCTTGGACAAAGTTATCGTCAACAAAGCATTGTTTTGTCTGACTGATGATGATGTATGGTTTATCTTCCCGAAATGCCGCATTATTTCCCGTGAAGCTAATACGGACAAAGCAATTGCCATTGCAGTACGCGGAATGGTTCAGGAACCGGGAATCGAAGGCGTTTCTTCTGAATACAATTACGAAGAAGAAGCTATCAAAGCCTTGATGCCAGTGGCGTAACATTTTGAGGTAAAACGATTGTAAACAGCAAGGGTGAGGTGGTGGTATTCGCTTCACCCTTGTTTCAATTTAGAATAATGAATCAAGCAGCAAAAATCGTTTCTGATGCCCTTTTAGGGCTGGATTTTAAGAATGTCGAAATAGGTGGAGTTGTTTATACAATCAAGCCGCCCACAATCAAAGTTATTTGTAGTGCTATTCATCATTTTTCCAATATTGGGATGATAGGTGACAACATCATGGAAGCTATCAAGAAACTTCCCGGAGCCACAGATGATATGCTGAAAGGTATCTCCTGTTTTATTTGTGGTAATGAGAATATGGCTAAGGCTTTGGAAAACGGAACCTTTGATGAAATCAAAGAAGTTTTGGAAATATGTTTCTCTATGATGGATATATCGGCTTTTCAGTGTGTCAGCTTGATGAAGAACGTGTCGATGCTGGCAGCAAGACCGAAACAGTAGGAAACGCAACGTTCTTCGGGCAAATAGCCCATTTGGTTGACACTCTCCATTTAAGCTATACGGAAGTGTTTGAGGTCATTCCATATAGAAACCTTTTAATGATGCAACGAGATAAACTCCATGCTATTTATGGCGGTCAAAAAGTAAAAAAAATCAGTGGTAAAGAATTAGCGAATCGTAGAAAAAAGAAATAAGTATGGCAAAGTTATATTTCAAAGTCGCAAGTGATTGGGAAGAAGTCGTAAGACTCCGTAGTGAAATAGCTAAACTAAAGCAGGAGTTGAAAAATGTGGATGGAACACAATCCCCTGTTACCTTCAAAACTCTAAATACCCAACTTGCTGTATCCAATCAAAAGTTGGATGAATTGGTGACTAATGCTACTAAAGCCGGAGCTGAAATGGAAATGGGATTTAAAAAGAAAATTTTTGATGCCTCTCAATCTGTTAACGGATTCACAGAAAAGATTATTACTCAAAAGACAGTAGTTAAAGATATTGAAGCTGATGTAAAGCGCCTAGGAGAATCATATCGCATAGCACTAAAGCGTAACCCTCTATCTGCAACTGGTAAGCTGGAAGAATACAATGCTGCTCGCAAAGCCTTAGATGAAGAAAAGGCAGCTTTGTTCGGACTTACCCAGCAACAAGCTGAAGCTCGTCTTTCTGTGAAAAAGCTCCGTGACGAATACGCCCTTTACAACGATAATGCCAAAGAGGTTGTAGAAAAAAACAATGGCATTGCAATTTCTTGGAAGAAAGCATTGGCGGTTATTGGTGGTGCTAGCGCACTGAAAGCATTAGGTTCTGAAATGATTCGTGTCCGCGGAGAGTTTCAAGCTGCTGACACGGCTATTCAAACTTTGTTGGGTAGTAAAGAGAAGGCTGATATGCTTATGACCCAAGTTCGTGAGTATGCAAAAATTTCTCCATTAGAGTTTTCTGATGTGACGAAAGCAACGCAGATGATGCTAGGGTTTAACATCGAAGCAGAAAAAGTCCCCCGTTACCTCCAAGCTATTGGCGATGTATCTATGGGAGATACACAAAGATTCAACTCTCTTACCTTAGCTTTCTCCCAAATGTCCGCTGCCGGCAAGCTGATGGGACAAGACCTTAACCAAATGATCAATGCCGGATTTAATCCGCTGCAAATCATATCCGAAAAGACTGGTAAATCTATTGCGACTCTCAAAGATGAAATGTCTAAGGGAGCTATTTCGGCTGAAATGGTACAGCAGGCATTCATTGACGCAACTTCCGCAGGTGGTAAGTTCTATCAGATGTCCGAGAATGCTTCAAAAACCATTAATGGACAACTGTCTATGATGCAAGACGCTATGGATGCAGCCTTTAATGAATTGGGGCAGAAATCGGAAGGTGTTATCATGGACGGTATTCAGATGACTACTTCGTTAATTCAGAATTATGAAACGGTAGGTAAAGTATTGACTGGATTAGTGGTTACTTATGGTACATATCGAACTGCTGTGATGCTTGTTACTGCTGCCGAAAGCAAACATACACTTGTGGAAATTGGACTTACTAACGCCCGCATATTAGCACGAAAAGCACAACTAGCTTTGAATGCAGCCATGTTAACCAATCCTTATGTGGCATTAGCTACAGTAGTTGTTGGGTTGGGTGTAGCAATGTGGACGGTGTCTGATAGCACAACCGCTGCCGCACGTGCCCAAAAGGAATACAATGATATAAAAGCAACTGCTTCAAAGAGGGAACAGGAACACAAACAGAAAATAGAAGAACTCCTAGCAGCGGCACGAGATGAGAGCTTGGGCACTCTTACCCGACAGAAATCTTTAGAAGAACTTCGTAAGGAATACCCAAAGATTTTTGAAAAATACGATATTGAGAAACTGAAATTAGAAGATATTTTAAAGCTAAAGCAACAAATAAACGAGGAAGATTCAAAGCGTTCCATTCAAGGCAAAAAGGATGATTATGGAACTCTAAGACAAACAGTTGCCAACCAGCAGAGATATTTGCAGTTGTTTGACAATCCCGATTTACGGAAGAATATGTCTGATTCTGACAGGAAGATATGGAAAATGTTTTCTAGTAAACAGTCCTATGTGCAGGTACGTGAACAAATGGAGAAAAATGCCGAGCTTTTAAAAAAGTATCAGAAAGATGTATTAGAAGATAATATAACTTCTTACAAAGCTAATTTAAAAAACTATTCCAAAGAAAAACTTGAAGCCGAATTGAAACTCGCTCAATCATCAGCTTCCAAACGCAACGGTTTTGCCGTAAATGGAATGATGGTAAAAGGTGGAGACTTGGAGGGTATTGTTTCTTTAATAAATAGCGCATTGGCAGAAAAGAAACATTCTACCACTTACAAAGAAGATTACGAAAAAGCCAAGAAGGACTGGGAGGATGCCAAAAAGAAACTATCTGAAATAGAAAAGGACAAATCTAAATTTACTTCAAAGCAATACGAAGAAGCTAAAAAGCAAAAAGAAACTACCGAAAAAGCATACAAAGATTTAGGAGGTATCACTGGCAATGCTTTATCTAAACAAGAAAAAGCTATTGAAAAGCAAAAAAAAGACCAACAAAAATCAGCCGAAGAGCTTCTGTCTCTCCGTCGCCAAAATCAACAGGCGGAAATAGATCTTATGAAGGAAGGCACAGAGAAAAAGCTAAAACAGATTGACCTTGACTATCAAAAAGAACTTGACGCCATCAAGAAACAAGAAAAAGATTTGAGTGAAAGACAGGGTGGAAAGTTGACTTCGGAGCAGTCTATTGAAATTTCCGCTCGTTATACCAATGCTGAAAATAAAAGAGAGAAAGATATAGCCGATGTAAGTAAGGAATTAAATTCCATACTAGATAAATATCGTGATTATTCAGCTCAACGCATAGCTATAGAGAAGCAGTATCAAGACGATGAAAAGAAACTTAGGGACGGATTAGCAAAAGCTAAAAGCGATTCTGAAAAGAAACAATATGAAGATGCCCTAAAAGAACTAGAAAAACAGCGTAAGAAAACTATAGATTCTATTTCAAAAAGCGAAATCGAAGATTCTGGCGTTTGGAAAATGTTAATGGGAGATGTTGATGCATTACCTACAGATATGCTTGAACAATTATTATCTGATGCTGAACAACTTGTCAAGACTACAAACTTGTCGGCTACAGATATGAAAGCTATGATGGATACCATAAATAATGCTCGCCAAAACCTTATAGCTCGCAACCCTTTCAAGACATTGAAAGAAGAATATGAAAAGTATCAGAAAGCAATAAAGAAAGGGGATAAACAGGGAGCCTTTACTTCATGGAGTAATGTGGAACAAGCTAGCGAATCTATAAAGAGTAATATTTCAACATTAGGGTCCTCTCTATCTTCTCTTGGAACTACTTTTTCCGATGAACTGGGAGAAGGCATCCAAAAAGCGGTAGATATTATAAATGACGGCATCACAGCATTTGAAGTATTCGGCAAAACTGGTGAAAAGTCTGCCGGTGACACAGTGAAAGGCATTAGCGGAATTGTTGGGATCATAACTACATTAGTGGGTACTGTAATGAATGCCTTTGATTCTACAAAAGCAGAACAAGAAAGAAATATTGAATATCAACGTAGACAGGAAGGATATTGGGATTCTATAAATTATCAAGTAGAACGTTATCTGGAGTTGCTCAAAGAAGCCGCAGGAAATGATTATTTTGCAACAGCTACCCAATCATTAACAACACTTGAAAAAGCCAGAGAGAAGGCATACAGGGACATAGTTAAATCTATGCCTGTTGGTGATGTTGATGCTGTAACATTTGGGCTTGCTCAACTTTTTAAAAGTGGTAAGTTTGCTGGCAAAATGACTGAATATGCCTTCGGAGGTCCGCAAGCTAAAGAAATATTTGATTTCATACAAGCTAATGGAGGATATGATCTACAAAACAAACTCATATCAGAGGAAGCGATTTGGGCGATGAAAAGCAATGCCGACATCTGGTCTAAGTTACCGGAATGGATGCAACAAGCTATTGACAAATTTGTAGAGCTCAACGACCAGACTAAGGAGCTAGAAGAGACTTTAAATGAGGATTTATTTCAAACGACTTCACAAGGTCTCGAAGAAGCAATACTGGAAGGATTAAAAGGAGGAAAAAGAGGAATCGCAGATTTTGGAGAAGATTTTGAAGAGATAATGCGCAACGCCTTATTACAATCGTTCGTTATAGACCAACTAAGAGGTAAAGCACAAGAGTTTTATAAAAAATATACCCTTTTGGCTGATAGTGACGAAAACGGAAAACTTGATTTAACAGCAGAAGAGATAAGCGATCTTAGAAAAGATTGGAATGATATTATAAAAGCTGCTACAGAAGAAGCAAAGAATATTGATGCCATTGTTGGTGGTTCTTCCTCTTCATCCCAAGAAGCTTCAAAGAAAGGCTTTGCCACTGCGTCACAGGATTCAATCGACGAGCTTAACGGGCGTTTCACCGCCTTGCAAATAGCCGGAGAAGAAATTAAGAATCAAAGTATAACTCAATCCCAATCATTAAATATTCTAACGATGAAAGCGGATACACTTATTTCCATAAATACGGAAACGAGAAATATAGCCGATGACACACGTGATTTGATAGCAAGTTCATATCTCGAACTTGTTCAAATCTCCGAAAATACCGGAGCAATAATAAAACCCATCCAGCAAATGCAGAAGGATATGGCGGAAGTTAAAAACAATACCAAAGGATTATCAACAAAATAAATGGTTATGGCAGATTTATTAATAAATGGTAGAGATGCTTACAAGACTTGGGGTGTAAGAATGGGAGATAAATTCCTTGATGTGCTTGGTGCATCATTACCTATGAAAGAATTTATTGAAAATAAATCCCGATTAGAACATGGAAAACGTGTAATAATTAATAATCCCAAAATTGATGAACGGGAAATAACGCTCTCTTTTACCATAGAAGGCAATTCTAAATCTGATTATCAAGCAAAAAAAAGGGCTTTTTTTGAAGAATTATACAAAGGTGTGATTGATATTCAGATTCCAGCTAACAGCAGTGACATTTATCACTTGATTTATTTAGGTAAAAGTATCACCTATGCGCAGAGTTTAGACAGAACTTTTGGTAAATGCTCAATGAAGTTTTGTGAACCAAACCCGAGTTTAAGGACCTAATTTACGACATTGATTTCATTGTCGTATATGCGAGTGCCCAAAATTGGGTACTCTTTCTTTTATCTCCGAACTTTGGTGTGTTATGGAATCAGTAGACATCAAAGACATATCCGGCAACATTCGCTTTTCGACTCCTATTAAAGAGGGGGCGAAGAGACGCTTCCTTTTGATGCAGGAAGATTATATCACTTTGCTATTTAGCCTTTCCAATCCGGTTTATTTCAAACTAGGCGACTACGTAGACAATGAGTTGGGAATATTCGAGCTTGTAGACCTGTATAAGCCTACCTACAATACAACGACAGGTGAATACGACTACGAACTCCGCCTTGATGCTTATTACTGGAAATGGAAGAACAAGAAGTTTTTCTATACACCGGAAACCACCGGACGCGAAGCCGCATGGAATCTTACCGCTACCCTTGACACGCATTTGAAAGTCTTTCTTGATAACCTGAAAGCACTCGGATACAAGTTCAGAGAGGAAGAGTTTACATACGAGATTGACAGCACAGTGGAAAACACTTCCAAGCTCGTTTCCTACGATAACGTGAATCTGATCGACGCTCTCACACAGATGGCGGAGACATGGGAGTGTGAATGGTGGATAACAGAGCACGTTATTCATTTCGGACGTTGTGAATATAGTTCCCCTGTTGATTTCAAAGCCGGTGACTTGACAGACACAGAAAATGTGAATGTCAACAGCATGACACGCAGCGACAGCCAGACCACGTATGCGACCCGTATCTACGCTTTCGGTTCTACCCGTAACATTCCTTCCAGCTACCGGAAAGATTTGATATTCGACGTAAAAGAGGTTAATGGACGTAATATATCCGACACGTCAAGGCCGCTCAAAATAAACTACTTTCCGTCACGAGTTACATATAAGGAAAACTATACCGCTAGTAGCAACGAAGGCAGCGGTCCTTTTACTCCCTCTTATACAGAATGGACGCTTGATAAGACTTTAGCTTCATCAGCCAAGGGTGGTTCTTATAAAGTTGTTTCGGGAGGAATTTCAATCAATATATCAACAGCCGTTCCGCAAATAGGGAACCGTGCTTTTCTACCGGCAGGAGATTATATATTGAAGGCGTCATATATCTATAATGTTTCCGGGGAATCAAAAGAGGTGATTATTGGTAATCAGACCGTTTCATTAGCCCAAAATCAACAATATGAGATTGTGTCTAAAATACAGGTTCCCGACACGTTGGTTATCGACAAAAACAGTTCTGATTTAAAAGTAAGGGTATACGTTCACGTACCAGCTCCAGCTTCTTCCGAGCTGTTATCGACTTTTCAGGCGTATGTAACATACGATATTAACGTGTATGGCGGTTCTTCTGCAACGACTTCCGTAACATTCCTTTCCGGTGCAAATGCCGGACAGACTTTTGCTGCTGTTTACAATCCCGACCTTTTAACCGGTGACGCAGCAAACATTATCCAGTTACCGGAAGGTGTAACCGCCTCTTTAGGTAATCGGTACACCATTAACAACATCATAAGCGGTAAAGTCCCCGATAACTACTTCAGTAAGGATGACAAGGAAATGACCCTTAACGGAGTTGTTCAGAAACGTCTTATGCTCCCGGAGGGTATTTCTTATGTAGATGCTTATAAATACAGCCCGACCGGTGAACGTATCAATATCGGAGATGAACGCTATAATGATCCGGATAACGTGGAAATGCCAGAAGAGGAAGCAATCGAAGAGATCGTTATATTTGAGGATGAATATCCCCAATACAAGGGCACAATATCCAGTGTCAGCCACGATGAAAAGGTAGACGATAACGATAAGGAATATCGGATCTATAATTTCAAAGATACGGGACTGAAGAACTTTACAGAAGATTTTAGGCTGGATGGTGAGGAACTTCACATGATATTCCAAACTGGCAAGCTTGCCGGGATGGACTTTGCTATCAATATTGTAGAAAGCGATAACACCGGAACAACCTTCGAAATTGTCCGCAATGAGGATTACGGTCGCTTTCTTCCGGATGATGTTCTTTATCCGCAAACCGCACACATGGAGGACGGTGAAGAAGTCCCCGCAGACACATATATCCTTTACGGCTTTGATACCGCATACATCTCCGAACAGATGTTGCCGGACGCAGAGCAGAATCTACTCAAAAAGGCAAAGGAATACGTAAAGAAATCCATGATTGACCCGTCCACCTACGATTGTGAGATGGATGCTGATTTCATCTACAATAAGGGTAATATCCGTACATACGAAGTCGGGGCTAAGATCAATCTGATAAATAAGGCATTTTTCCCGGAAGGCAGACAATCAAGAATAATCGGTTTCGAGTGGCCGCTGGATATTCCTTACGATCATCCGATTTATACAGTCGGTGAAACTGCCTCATATTCTCGTATCGGAGAGATAGAGAGCAAGCTTGATTCCCTTACTTACAAGGGACAAACCTATTCCGGCTCTGCTGTCGGAGGTGGTGGAATCAGTGTATATGTTATTGGGGTTAATGACAAGACAATCCCGTCTGACAGAAACGTATTCTCTGCAAAAAGAGTGCTTCAGGAGATTATAGCTTATGCTATAAGTAAGACGAAAGATGATACAGCACTAGGGCTTATTTCATTCCTGAACGGCATTAACGTTACCAAAGGTATTGTAACGGACACGATAACTGCAACAGAATTGAGCAGCAATATTGTAAAGGTGCTTGATAAGCTTACAGCCAATAATGCCGCCTTCTCCGGCAATATATCTTCTGTTGATTATGCTGAAAAGTTACTTGGCTGGCTGATAACCCCAGCCGGTGATATAGATGCGAAGTCGTTGCGCCTACGTGATTTCCTTGAAGTGCCGGAATTGCGATATAACCGGGTATCAGTTATCACGGGTGAGGAATGGAACGCACCCGGAGGCGGTATAATCGAATCAGTGGACGAAGAGAACAGCATCGTTTACCTGAAGCTTGAACCGGGCGAGGTTACAGCAGTTGAAGTGGATGATATTTGCAAGGCTAACTTTAACAATGACACAGGCTTTCAGACAACCTATTTCCGGATCACCGAAAAGCTGGATAATGGTTCTTTTAAATACGTTCTCCGCAGCGGATATACTTACCATCCTCAAAAGGCTATGCACTTTGTTTGCTACGGTAACTTCACCAATGCGGAACGCCAGAAGTCCAGCTATTCCACGCAGAATTATATCCGTTTCCTTAAGGGTGTAAACAACTGGGAGATCACAAAGGATATGATTGCCATGCAGTTGGGAGACCTGTCTAACCTGAAACTGTTTGGAATGGATATGACCGGACATAGTGCATATCTTAACAGAATCTACATGACCGGTACGATCAAGCAGATTTCAAATGACGGTGTGACGGAAGTACCGGTTCCGGTTTTTAAGGGTGAATGGAAATCCGGAACGTATTGGTATTATGACGAAGTAACCCACAACGGAAGCACATGGATTTGCATTGAATCTACGACTACGCAGGAGCCATCAGATTCTTCTACTGATTGGTTGAAGGTTATTTCTAAAGGGGAAGATGGGCAAGATGGACAGGATGGAAAAGACGGTAAAGGCGTACAGAGCGTTGATGTCCTTTATTACCTATCCAGTTCTTCAACCTCCCTTTCCGGTGGTTCATGGTCTACAAACTCACCAACTTGGGTAGATGGGAAATACATTTGGAGCAAAACCAAAGTGGTATATACAGACGGTTCATCTATTGAAACCAATCCCGCTTGTATCACCGGAGGTAAAGGTAATACAGGGGATGATGGTAGGGGAATATCAAGCATTGTCGAAGAGTATTATCTGTCTACTTCTTCTAATTCTTTGGTTGGTGGTTCATGGAGCACAACGCCTCCGACATGGGAAAATGGGAAATATATTTGGACTAGATCAGTAATAACATATACAGACAGCACATCAACAACCACTAACCCTATCTGCTCTACCGGTTCCACGGGTGAAACTGGGATCGGAGTCAAGAGTGTTGCCGAACAATATTACCTGTCTACATCATACAGCACGCCTACCGGTGGATCGTGGCAGACTTCTGTTCCGGCATGGCAGGATGGCAAATACATCTGGACACGTGTAGTTATCACCTACACTAACAATACATATACAGAGACAGATCCGGTATGTGTAACAGGTGGAAAGGGACCAAGCGGAAACGATGGCGTAGGGATAAGTGCCGTTGATGTTTTGTTTTACCTGTCAACCTCTTCTTCATCATTGGAAGGCGGAGCGTGGTCTACAACGTCTCCCAAATGGGAGGATGGTAAGTACCTATGGACTAAAACAAAGGTAACTTATACGAATGGTTCGACATGGGAAAGCGATCCGGCTTGCATCACTGGAAGCCAAGGAAAAACAGGGTTACCCGGTGCAATGCTCCGTCCCCGTGGAGTATGGAAAGCCAATACCGAGTATTATAACAATGAGACATTCATAGATACAGTAATCTATGACGGTCAGAACAAGTTATGTAAGATCACGCATACGTCTACAACTTCTTTTGACTCAACAAAGTGGGAAGAGTTCAGCGAGTTCGAGAACATAGCAACAAACGTCCTTCTTGCGCAGAATGCGACGATTGATGTTCTCGGTTCTTCCGGAATATTTGTTGGAAACTTAGATAAAACGAAGGGCTGGATAATGACTGAAGGCTCTATTAAGCATAATGTTACAGGTGTCGAGCTAACATCTGACGGTAAAATATCTCTTCCAGAAACCGGTGGAATAAACGTAGGCGGAAAGACTTTCATAGAAGCCGGCAAGATAAAGACGGAGTTTATTGATGTTGATAATTTGACCGTAAAGAAACTAGCAGCCGTAGAGGGAACAATTGCCGGGTTTAAAATATCTGATACACATATCGGTGTTGATGATCCCAATCATAACAATGCTTATGAAGGATTATCCCTATACAAAGATTTCATTAAATTTTCAGATGAAAAATCATGGGCTGGGATTGGAACTAATGTGTTTCCACTTTCTTCGGGAATGTCATGCTTAGGAAGATTTGATTTTACAAGCTCGGAAGTAGATTCTGGTACTGCCGTTTATGCAAAATTCCGTCCGGCTGTAGACGATTTAGGCTGGTCACAGCAAACAGCAATCCAATACGATGGTAACATATACGGCATAGGACAACGTGCAATATTCGAAGATGGATATATAGGGCAAGCCTATACAGATGTGCTTACCACTTTTATAAAAAGGACTCATAATTTTGTGTTTAATGGTCAGTCTGTTGTTAACTTAGGAATGGTTTTACCAGGAAGAAGTAATTTAGGAATAAATAATGATGTCTCTTTTCTCTTAAGTATTGTCATTACATGGAACCCAACCACAGCTCATCGGATTACCTTAAAAGGTTCATCTGATGGTAGACTGTTAAACAATGCAGGAGAAGTCCTTAGCCCAGAGTTGGATTCAAATGGAGCAATTTCTTTGGGAAGAGGAAATACCCTTTTGCTTAGATATTGCTCCTCACATTATTATATAGTTAGCTATAGATATCAATAATAATTATGAAAATAGACTTTCGAAAAATAGAATTAACCGATCTCGAAGGGAACAAGAGTACCGTCGATGTATCTAAAGCATTCGGAAATGCGATTTATCAAAATACAGGTGATCTTGGAGAATTTAATCTTGCTCAAGATATATACCGGAAAGGAGAAGTTGATATATCCCCTGAACAAGCTAAATCTCTAAAAAAGTATACGCAGTTATTTACTCGTGTCATTGATCGAATAGCTGTCAGCAATGCTCTATCACAAGAAGAATAAATAAGTTGAAAACAATGGTAGCAAAAGGAACGATCATAAAATTAGCAGTATCTATTGAACTACCTTCGGGCTTGACAATGGATGACATAGATTTCGAATGCAAGTTCTCTGTAACTCTCAATTCCCAGACGATCAAGAAGTCGGAAATGGTACGTAATGATAAGAACAGCTATACTTGTTTCCTTGATACCAACATCATAGGGAGGGGAGAAATTTGGATAGAAACCACGGCTTATCTTCCTGACACTGATTATGAAGGAGGAATAAGACCGGAGGTAGACAAGTCGGCAACCGGAATAAGAATTGTATAATATGGGATGCATACGGGTTAACATAGAAGCCTCGAAAGGAATAAAGGTGGGCACATCTCCTTTGTCTGGGATAAATGTCTCTGTAAATCCCAGCCGTTCAATTAAAGTGTCGGTAGGGATTGTCTGTGACGTTGGCAAAGATGCTTATTTGAGAGTAGAGCCTGATTACATCTGGTTGATGCCCTCCAATAACTTTGAAGATAACGTAGATGTATTGTCAAATGTGGTATGGACCACAGCAACAAAAGAATAAAATTTTATTGTTTAATTACTTAATGATTTGAATTATGGCAAAGCCTAGTTGGTTAAATTTAAACCCTTCAACTGGAAGCGGAAATGGGACAATTGCAAACAGTGCAAGTGCTCATACAGGTCGTACAGCTAGAACCGGTACGGTGACAATAACGGGTGTCGGAGTATCTACTCCTGCAACTTATAAAGTAACTCAAACTCCTAAATCCGAGTTTGCATCTTTTGATAACGGAGCGGAAATGTCTGCGCCCAAAGCTGCCGGGACTGTCACAGTTGAAGGTAAGACTAATTCTCAAAAGCTGACCTTTGCATGGGCGGGTAGCGTATCAGATGTTCCCATTCCAGCGAAATATAGTGCGAATGGGACACAGACAGATAATGCGGCTAGCATCACAGGTGACCCAGGTGCTACAGCAGAGTTCCCATTCTCCATAGAACTTGAATTCCCAGCAAATGAAACTATTGAAGAAGTTGTAAGAACATTAAAAGTAACCGCAAACGGTGGTCAGGCTGTACAGATTGCAATCAAACAGGCAGCAGGAGACGCAAAACTATCCGTTTCCCCAACAGAAATTACAATTCCTCAAAACGGTTCAGCTGTTTCCGTTGCTGTTACGTCTAACACTTCTTGGACTGCCGCATAATGGATATACTTGTACCTTGGAAGGAAGGAGAAGGAAACATTGTCATTACGCCCGGCCCTAATGGAGCCGCAAGCGTAATGAGCGATGTTGCCAATGAAGGATTGGACAGGCAACAAACTGTCGTGTTCTCGACTACTAAGGGCAATAATCCAGTTTCCGTTTCTACTACGGTATCTCAAGAAGGGAAAAGACAGGCATTTGCAGTGACCGAAGGACGGTTTATACTGTCTGACGGCAGTACGTTTAACGTTATAAAGAGTAAGTTCTATGAGTGATTATAACAGTCAATATTCGGGAGCTAGGATTGAAGAACTATTGGCAATGATACCCAACTTGGCTAAAGCAGACCTCTCCAACGCTATGACGGTTTCTTTGGGAGCAAACGGTTATGCCAAGTTCAATAATGGACTTTTGATACAGTGGGGGACAAGAGTCGGAGCAACCGGGGGGGCAATTAATCTGTATTTTCCTACCAGTTTCTATAATACTGATTATAACATTTATTTCACTGGAGCAGTAAATAATACAGGTGAATCTTTTATATATGCTCCGGGGTATGACCTTAATGGTAAATATACATCATATTGTAGAGTTCTCACCCGTGGAATAAATTCAACTCCGGCTATTGTTTGGACTAGCTGGAATTTTACATGGTTTGCAATTGGTAGATGGAAATAAGGAGGTAATATTATGGGAAAAATATATTGGAAAAATGGTTTCTATGATAAACCACAAGAAGGAGCAGTAGAAATATCGGTGGAGTACTGGCAGGAATTGCTTGACGGTCAATCATCCGGAAAAGAAATCAAGGAGAACGAAAGCGGTTACCCGGTATTGGTTGAGCATGAGTACACCATTGATGAATTGAAAGAGATAAAGATCGCAGAGATCAACGCTTACGACAAGTCGGATGCTGTAAACTCCTTGACGCTGGACGGAAAACAAATATGGCTGGATAAAGACACCCGTGTAGGATTAGTCAACTCAATAAACATAGAAAAAGAAGCGGGCCGGGTATATACTACTTTGTGGTACAATGCGGAGAAGTATGTAATTCCCGTAAATGACGCTTTAAATATGCTTGACCAATTAGAATTATACGCTCTTGATTGCTACAATACTACACAGGCTCATATTGCAGCCGTGAAAAATTTGCTTAGCAAAGAAGAGGTTAATTACTATAATTATAAAACCGGTTATCCGGAGAAACTCAATTTTGTATTATAAACTATAAACAGATAAAGCTATGATTCTACTAGTATTAATGTCGTTCATCCTCATTGCCGGCTACGTCTTTGCAATGATTAAAAAGATGGAGGAAATTCCTTACTCTATCAGTGACACCTACTATGCCCTGACGCATAAGTTTTGGTTCGGTTTGTGCATGATCGGCTCCGGTGCATTGCTTCTTCCGGCAGCATTTGAAGCAAGTACGGAAAACAGCCAGTTTCTTGTATTCCTTTCGGTTGTCGGGATGATTGTATTGGGTGTATCTCCCAATTTCAAAGGAAGCCAGAAAACCGCCCATTGTATCGGTGCTGCTATGTCTTTAATCTTCTCCCAGATATGGGTAGGTTGCAATTCTTGGTATTGGTTATTGTTATGGGCTGGATTCATTGCGTACATGGCTATCTCCATGAGTGAGCACTGGACCGGTAACTTCATCTCCGACTTCATAAAGAGAAAGCCGATGTTCTGGATTGAGGTAATTTCATTGTTGACCGTTTATCTAACCTGTTTAGTATGAAAAAGAATACAAAAGAAGATATACAAGTATGGACCGCAGTGGGAATGTTGTTTGCTGGAGTCGGATTATCCGTTGCAGGTTTTGTTGTAGAGCCGTTAGGTCAGATTCATGACAGTGTATTGTGGTTTTTTGCTCAATGTCTGATATATGCTGGCAGTATATTTGGGATTGGGATTTATGTTAATGGGAAGTTTAATAGTTTGGTTGATAGGCTTAACAACAATAAAGAAGTAAAGGGTGATGAATCACATAAATAAAATCAGCGCATTAGCCAGCAAGCTTCTATCCAAGATCGGAATAGACGGCATGGCACATATTATAGTATGCCAGAACTTAGTTATGTGGCTATCAAAATATACGCCACTGTGGTCAGCAATCATTATAACCGTCGTGATCTTCGTCCTGAAGGAAGTGTACGACAAGTATTTCAAGAAAACAGAGTTCTCAATTAAAGACATCATCTGTGATTGCGTGGGTCTGGCGTTGGGAATATTAACATTGATATTATAGGAGGAAATAAACATGAGTTTACCAAGAGGTTTGAGAAACAATAATCCGGGTAACATCCGGATCACAAAAGATAAATGGCAGGGATTGAGAGAAAAGCAGGAGGACAAATCGTTCTTCCAGTTTACGGAAATGAAATGGGGTTACCGTGCCCTTATCCGAACCTTGCAAAACTACCGTAAAAGACACGGCTGTCAGACGGTGGCAGATTTTGTCCACCGGTGGGCACCGGAGAACGAAAACAATACAGCCGGATATATCAGCCGTGTATGTAGCGAAATGCAAGTCCCGAACACATACGTTCCGGACATCAACGATAAGGCGACTATGTGCGCTTTTGCTGCCGCCATCTCACGTGTTGAGAATGGAATTCCGGCTGTTATGGCTGACATAGAAGCCGGATGGGATTTATTATAAACTTTAATCAATAGGAGGAACAATCATGGCAACAATAAATTTGGAGTTCAAAAAGAACAGTAGCGTATGGTATGCGGAATTTCAGGTAAATTCTGATTTCAATATTCATTTGGAACGCAACAACTACGGTCGGGTGAATATTCTTCAACGGACGACAAGTGAGGGGAATTTTGAACCCGTAGTTTTGCCCGGAAGTCTTGCGTACAATGCAGGGGTAACCATAGACTGTGATTTTTCCGCATTGGTCTACCCCAAGACAATCCGCATCGAAAGTTATAGCGAAGTATTAAGTGGAACAGTAACCGAATCCGGCAATGAAGCTTAACAGGTTGTCTTTAAATGTAGTGGGGCTTAACCGGATCGGATTAAACCGAATCGGTTCGCCCTCCCGTGGCTCTTCTTCCGGTTCCGACCGTTCTTACATCGACCCAGAAGTCTTAGCCTCCCTGAAAGCCGTCTGCATCTGCTACGGTAAAAGCAACGACGATCCGGACAGGGCTATTATCAAGAACTTGGTGGACCCTGACAATCCGTTTGTGATTAGCAATGCAGCATTCAAATTGAATAGTGGGTTTGGTGAGTATAAAGAGGATTTTACTACTTGGTCTAAAGTTGCTGGAACTTCTATTATTACTGATAGTAAGTATGTTCTTACTGATGAGAAGGCTATAACAAATGCTGGTTATTTCTTATGGAATAGATTAGCTAAAGATAGCTTTAAAGTAAAGATAAGTAACATACCTAATGGTGGGTGGATGTCTTATAGATATAGGATAACAGAAGAAGATACTCAATTTTCATCCTTGTCTATAAGAGAAGATGGTATTTATACTCTGCCTGCAACAGTTGCAGGTAGTGATGTAGATTTCTTTATAAGTACTGCCTCTGCTCCTGCCAAAGATTGGGTTGGACTAACTATCACTCAAATCCCCTCTTTCGAAGGTGCATTCTTCACCGACGGAATCGACGACCTGATTACTTCCACCAAGACCGTACAGGAGATGTTGGGAGGAAGTAATGAGATTACGGTGGTAAGTTTAATAACCCACATATCAGGCACAGGAAAGTATAATATCATAGGCGATGGCGGAATCCAAGTAAGCGATTATTCCGGTCAAACCTTTATGGCAGGGACTAGCAGTAGTGGTGAAAAGATAGTGGAGCTTGGAGACAAAGAGAAGCTACAAGCTGTTCAATATACTACCTTTGATTCGAAGTTAACCATCGGGCTTGAAGACAGCAGTTATGCGTATTATGGTACTTTTGTTTTTAATAAAGAAAACGTCCCTGTAGACTGGATTCATCAGGTAATAGCCTACTTCAACTTGGATAGAACTCTTAACCCTGATATACTGTGTAATACCATCAAGCAGGGAATCACCAACGAGAACCACGCAGAGTTTGGCGATAAGCTGATTGACTTTTCAGGCAACGGTAGGGATATTCAGCTGAATAATATTGCTTGGAAAGGGGATTCAGGTATTGGGAAGTATGAGACTGATTTTACAACTTGGACTAGAAGTCATTTTACTGATGAAGTCAATTTTACCCCATCTAAAATCGAGGTAACAGGAATCTTAACCACTAATTCCATACTAATAAACAACAAGCCAACGCCTATATATAATGTTGAGATACATAGTCCCAATAAATCAATAGTTGTTTATTATCAATATAATGATGATACTGGTGTTAAACGAATTGCATTAGTTGATGGGATTAATGAATTACCATCTGCTAATGATTCTTTATTTGTTACCTCTGACCGTCTTAATAGTAAAGGTATAACCATCACCCAGATTCCCTCCCACGCAGGTGCTCTCTGCCTTGACGGAGTAAATGACTTCGGTAAGGTGACAGGGATGCCTGTTTACAAGGATTATACGGTAGTAACCGATAGAGAAATATTTGCTAATATTGGAGCTATATTGTCAAAGAATAATCCGGGGGCATTTGTGGAAACTGCCGGAAATAGTGTTTATAGTTTTGGTCAAGCTACTTCTGGTCTAAAATTTATTTCTACTAGAAGTATATCTTATTTATCTAAATACTCTTATTGCGGGCAATCTATAGCAGCAGGTGCAGCAGAAGATGTCCCTGATATGTGGTTAGGAACAATTAGGGATGGTGATTCTCGTTTCTTCAACGGAGCTATCTACTCTCTCATGTCCTTCCCATATAGTATGTCCGAGTTCTTGATAGAGCGCCAGTTGAAGAAGCATAAGCTGGGTACGCTGTATCCGGATATGGTGGAGTTTAGACCGATAGTGAAGAGTAATCTACCTTATTCTTCCATAACCTATTCTGTTAATCCCGGAGAATATATCTCTGTAGATAGCATGGTTACCATCACTGTAACGTTGCCAAATACCTCTGATAAGCTAATGGAGGTATCGTGCAATGCTATCAGTGATATATCCATATCCGGTGACAATGGCGTTTACGAGATTACGGGAAAGATAGTCAAATCCCCTCAAAAGATAAACCTTGTTATCTCCAGCTACTTGACAATGCTGAATAACGAGACTTTAATTTCAAATGAAACATTAATTAAAAACGAATGA